AGCCGTTGGTTGGCGAGGTTGCGGCAGTGAGCCCATCGATGATTGCTTGCGTGTTCGCTGTGCTACCGATCGGTCCTGTTCCCGCGGCGAGCCAAGTATCGTCAGACAGAGTCAGGATCAGCGTCTTACCGCCAGCTACGATATCGTCCTCTGTGGCGCTAGTAACTGTGCCACTAAGTGTCGCAGTGACTGGGGTCTGTGCTTGGACGCCGAACGAGTTAGACGCGGCAATGACTGCGCCCCCAGTGAATACGTCACCCGGGAAAGTAGCGCTAATCGTTTCGTTGTCCGCGATGCTATACGTAGCCTCCGCATCGAGCGTGATCGTAGCGACCGTGCTGGACGTACGTACGAGGTCGGCAGTCTCAATGCCGGGTTGTACGACGTTGTTCCAGCCGAGTGTTTGTGACGTCGCTGCGACCAGCGCATCCAGGATCGACTGCGTCTGTGCGGTCGTGCCAATTGGGCCAGTACCGGCCGCGATCCACGTATCATTCGTCAGGGTAATCGTCAGGACCTTACCGCCGGCTACGACTTCGTTCTCGGTCATGGACGCAGTAGCAGTTCCGCCAAACAGAGCAGTGGCGACGCCTGTAGCGATAATGCCGAGTGAGTTGCTCGAGATCGCGTCCTGATTCGTCTGCAGCGTAAGCGCTTGGTGCGGGACGATTGCTTGGATCGACTCGTTTTCAGTAACGGAATACAGTGGCACGGCCGGCAACGTCACAGTCACAACTGTGTCGCTCGTCCGTACAACGTCCGTACTGGCTGTGATCAATTGCGGAACGTGGTCGTTCCAGCCATCAATCTCGTTCGTGGTGCTGACAATACCGTCGGCGATAAGCTGCTTCATCGCGGTGGTCAGCGTAGTCTGCCACGTGTCGTTCACGAGCGTGATGATGACCGTGTTGCCGCCGGTGACTACATCTGCTTCTGCAGCCCCTCCAAGCGTACCGGTCAACGTAACGGTTGCTGATGCTTCGTCGGGTGTGATGCGGAAGTGCGACCCGGCCGGGATTGCTGTGTTCGAGAGCAGCAGCGCGGCGGCGGGAACCGTGAAGTCCACGCGCTCTTCGCTAGTGATCGCGTACCCAGACGCGGTCGGTAGGGTGATCGTAACAACTGTGTCGCTCGTCCGGACTACATCACCTACAGCGAGCTCTGAGTCGCGGATGATGTTGTTCCAGCCGAGTGTTTGGTCGGTCGTACATGTCAGTGCTGCGATGATCGCGGCGCGCTGGTTGTTGAACGACACACCCGCGGCAACCCACTGGTCGTTCTGCAGCGTGATAATGATCGTCTTGCCGCCGTTTACGATGTCGCCTTCGGCAGCGTCTGTGATGGTGCCACTGAGTTCTGCAGTGATCACCGGGTCCACGCTCGATACGTCGAAGTCCCAGAAGCCGTAGTATCGGCCTTCGTAGAATTCTCCCACCATGGTAGCCGGTTCGTATGCCTTCCAGTCTTTCGGGTCAAGCCACGGCTCGGTTTTGACGCCAATGCCGTTTACGCCGACTTCTACCAGACCGTCAGGCGACGGGTAGTAGACACGATCACCGTCCGTCGCGATGCCCTCTTTCGAGAGGCATGCTTGGTTGATCTTGATCGCCTTCACATTCATGTTCCGCGGGTGCGAGCCGGTGGCTATGTACGGCCAGCCTTTCGTCATTACCGCGAGAGAGTTACCGAACGGGGCGATGCCGACAATCTCATAGTCGACCGCCTGGTCATACTCCGGTGGCCATGCATGTGGGAAGTACGGCTCGCAGAAGTACAGCTGCTTGCCGTTGAATCCTGCCAGTACGCCGTTGGGGAGAGCGACGATACCCTTCATCAGGGGGTCGGGCGGATCCCACGTCGTGGTGGAGATAACCTCGCCGAGGTTCTTGCTGAGTACTTCGTCGCGCGTCGTCTTGGCAACGTCGAACTCTTTCACAAATTGGTATTCCGTACCGGCTTCCGTCGAGTTGGTGCGGTACAGGCGAACCTTGTTGATGTTGTACCCGATCGTCGGCGGCAGATCCATCGCCGAGACAAGTACAGACTGTCCATCCAGAAGCGGAGTTGCATCCGACGCCGGGCTGGGAGGGCCTTCCTCGCCGAACTCATTGACGTACGTATAGACGTAGGAGCGATCTTCGAGCTCACTGGAATCTGACGCAGATCGATCGACGTCGTAGTAGAAGGAGCCGGAGATTCTCCAGACGCCTTCACCGGAGAAGCTCTCGCCGCTTACTTCTGCGTCGAGCACCTGATAAAACGTGGTGGCTCCGTCGGCGATTGCAGACTCAACACTCCAGCTTTCCTCGGTGAAGTCAGTCGTCAGTGCCGCCCAGAACTCGACAAAGTTGTTACGAGCTGACACGGTGATTACGTCGCCGACGTTTAGTTTGTGGTCAACGATCCGGGCTTCCATACCATCCGGCACGCGCCAGCCGAGCCAATCCGCTTCCTGCGTCGACCCATTGTTGTCCATCGGTTGCCAGTCGTTGACTGTCGTCTTATCGCTGTTCCGCGTCCGCACCGTAATGCCGGGTTCAGTGGCAGACTCGAGAGTGACCTTGTTGGCGCTGATCACTGAGGCAACGCGGAATGCAGTACCGGGCTCAACCTCAAATACAATCGATCCGCGCGCTGCGGAGTTCAGGTTCCATGTGGTGTCGCGGGTTCCGGTGCCGGGATACGTGGTCCACTTGACTTGGTCAATGAACAGGGTGTCCGAGCGAAAATCTTCGGCCAGGCGTTCTCCGGGCGGTTTGTCTTCTGGCAGATCCGTTGGCGTTACCGTCGGCGCGGTCGCTGGTGCCGGGACGCCAATATACAGCCAGTCTTCGGGGTATGGACCCCCGCCGCCCAAGTCAGCAAGTGCATTGGTCGTCATCTTCGGGGCGCCGGTTCCATACGTGTCGCCGGTGTAATACGTGCGCTCGAGAGAATCGTCCTTCACAGGACCGCGTACCACGTCGACATAGTCGTCCCACTCGAACCAGATCGGCGAGCCGCTGTTGTCGAACTTGTAGATGGTGCGCGAAGAGCGGCCGCTACCGACTGCCTGCTCTGTGGTTTTCTCAGGGATGGGCTCCAGATCTCCGGAGCCTAGCTTAAGGTTCTGCGCTGTTACGGCTTCGCCGGGTTGTAGCTTTTTCGCAGAAATCCGGGGTCGCAGTCCCCGGAATTTGTCTATCCTAAATCCCGCCATATGCCATCGAGTCCTTCGGTTGACCGAAGTCAGCTTGGGCACGAGACTTGGCTTTATTCAGGCCAGCAGAGTATGCAGTTCCGTAGAACTGTGCCATCTGCGGGTCGGACCAGTCTTTGTCTGGCATCTTCATGCATTGGGCAAGGATGCCGGCTTTGATGGTCTCCTCAAATTCATAGTAGAGAAAGTCGGGCAGAGTATCGCTGATCGCTGTGAAGACTGGCGCGATCACCGAGCGAATAAGGAACGCAGTCGTGACTGTGGCCGTGGTCTGCGGGGTTACCAGCGCAGCCCCGTCGTTGCCGTGGGTCCAGTAAGACGGAGACGATCCAGTCTCTGTGTACCAGTCGCGGTTCAGCCGATCGAGTTCGTCGCGGGTCTTGAACGGGATATCCTGATCCCAGCCAGATCCGTCGGAGTTGTATTGTACGGTGTCGACGCGCTTCACGATACACTTGGCCGGAATGTCCGTGCCGGCGACCGGTGACGGTAGCGCGAGTGTATTGAGCGTCCAGTCGAGGCCGTTATCGTAGGTGTACTTCCATGCCTCTGATTCCCAGAAGAACTGTCGAATGACGCGATACAGCGCAGCGTTCAGGATCGGCACCGGTATACCCGGCAGCTCTACCCGAACTTCTGGGAGCATCGTCTCGATTGCAGTGGCCATTTATGGCGCCTCCGGCGGCATGTTCTGTTCAGGACTGACCCGCTGATCAGCCTGCAATTTCTGTCCGAGCGAAGCCAGGAAGTTATTCCAGAGCTCTTGTCGGAAGGTACTCGGTAGTGTATCACGAGACTCTTTGGTGAGCGCGCGATAAACGACGTACGTGTTGTACGCTTCGAGGTACTCGTCTCCGAGCGGGATGGTGTCTACGACTGCAGTCATGGCAGTCGGAACAGCCGAGTATTGGATCTTGGCGTACGCTGTGCCGCTTGCAGGCGGATACAGGTAGAAGCCTTTCTTGTCGCGTGGGTCGTGACAGAAGTGATCGAAGAAATCCGCCGAAGCGGCGAGTGTCTTGATTGCTGTGTCGTATTCCCAATTCGGGTCGTAAGAATCAAGTGCGTCTTTCTCGACTTGTCTTACAGCCCCTTCCACCGTGGTGCCATCAGCTTCACTGACGTTGTTCAGCACCTTGATGAACTTAATGCCCCCTGCCGGCAATGCTTGTTTTGCGATCGTGTTAGTGATCGTTTCAATGCTATCGGTGATGTTTGCCTCGGGTACAAGGGTGACGATCTGGCGACCGGCGGCGTTGACGTAGTCAATTAGCTCAACGTCTGTCCATCGGTATGTCGATGGGTTTGTGTCATGGATCGTAAACCGAACCTCGTCGATTACGTCTTGTACCGTTGCAGACATGCTCTACTCCGCTAGATCAATATTCTCCTGCAGTGCCTGATACGCGTCGGATACTTCCGTCGCTGTCGGGCGTCGCAGATCGGGCGACATTTCAGCCACAACCTTGTTGAGCTTAGGAGTGAGGTCACTCTTCAGATCCGTCGGGTCATTACGGGTGATGATCGCCAGCAATGCTCTGTCGAGCGCTACCGCGAATTCAGCTTCCGTATCAGCTTCATTATCGTCGTTTTCTTCGGGGGCTACCACTGGCGCCGGGGGTTGTTCGTCCGTAACCATGATACCACGCTGCTGGCACTCTTCGAGGCAGCGATCGGGTACGTGTGTGGGTTCGCCGGCTTTGAATTCGAGGCGATGGCCGAAGAGAGAGGGTACAACTTGATCGAACGGGGATTTCATCATTGGCATGACGGTATTCCTCTTATTGATGTTGTGAAAAACACCCCCCGGTTTCCCGGGGGGCGGTAGGCGGACCTACAGGTAGCAGAACTTACTCGTAGTTCTCGTGCGCGCGACCAGTGACCAGGTACGTAATAAATACCGTGGCCGAACCTGAAGTTGGGTCACCACCGGTTGAAATCGGGGTGAGCACAAAGTCGGGCTCTGCGGACGTTGTCACGAAGCCAGAAGGCGTCACGTTGTTGGCCGGAATACCAGCGGTGCCATCAAGTTCGATGACAGTCGTTGAATACTCGTCCGGATCCGAAGCGTCACCGAGGTCGCAATCGTGAGTCGTGCCACCAGCGAAGGTGGTGTTGACATTCAGAAAGCCACTGATAACGATGGAGCCAACCTGCATTTTGAACAGGTTAACAACAGTAGAGCCGACCATATCTTCATATGTAAACGTCGCAATTGCGGCAATCGGGTACTGGCGAGTGTCAGGTACAGAGATTGTAGACATTTTTCAATCCTCCCTTAAATCGCTGTGTCGCAAACGATGACACCGAAGTCTTCGTCGCTTGCGTCGATTTGTGAACGGAAGACCGGTTTCAAGAAACCAAACATCTTGCCGATGGAGATACCCTGCTGATTGTCGTAGTCGAAGCCTTTCTCGACCCACTCCGGAGCACCGATGTCTGCAATGCCGAGCGCTTGCGCGCCGCAGAACAGAGTACGCTGTCCGTCAACCGTCGAGCCACTACCCCACTTCGAGCCACTTGTGGCGCCCTGCGTGTTGTAGACGTGACGATATTCGTGAATCATCAGACCGTCGACCATAACGGTATCAGTGCCCTTGAACAGCTCGTTAGAGCCACCACGGACGCCGGCGTTACGGACGTTAGCGAGGTAATCCGGATCCTGGCGCAGCTTAGCCATGCCCTGCGGGTTCATAAACACGTGGTAGAACTCTTGTCCACCCGGGCCTTTGATTCCACGGACATACTTGTCTTTGGCGTAAGCTTTCAACTCAACCAGCATTGCCCAGCTCGGGGTGTCAGCAGCAGCGACAGAAGCCGTTGAGCCGGCTACCAAGCCGTTCGTTGCATCCCATCTGCGATGGCGGTTGGATGACGGAGCCGTAACGTCGCTTGCGAAGTCGAGGTTGGCAAACGTAGACGAGCTACGCGTTGCGCCACGGTTCGTGTTTGCGTACGAAACACCAGACAGCGTCAGGAAGGCAAGCTGGTCGATGCGATCTGCCAGCCAGTATGCAAGAACATCACGAGAGTTCGAGCGGAAAGTCACGACCGATTTTTGGTCAGCGAGCTTACCCTTGTGTCGGTTTGCATTTCGGAGTTGATCAATCTGGATTACTTGGTCGTAAGCCTTGATCTCTTCTTCATTGCCTTCCAACTGGTTGTCACCACCGACGCCATCTCCTTCGAGATCGGCAACGAGAGTGATAACCGCGCGGGTTCCCTTCTCAGACTTCGTGAGTTCCGTGATGCGCTGGATCATGGAGTTTGAACCTTTGCCCGTAAATTTGGTGGTGAACGCAAGATTGCGCGCAGCCTTCCAAACCTGGCGGGACCATACGGTCTTCTGCTCAGATGTCAGCGCATTAAAGTTTGTTACAGTCATTATTGACTCTCCAAAAATTAAAAACGAAACAAAACAAAGTGCACATCATTGTGCGTTTTCCCTGCTTTACCGTCGGGCGACGTATGTTTCGCTTTTTAGGAGGTCGACTCCGCACGCTTATTTTACGTCCCGGGCGCAGGACGAAGGTTGAAGTATGTACGAAAACCCCTTCACTTGTCAACAAGTGAAGGGGTATTTTTTCCTACACAAAGTCTCCGCGAAGTCGCGCGAGCGTCTTCTCGGGCAGTGCATCGATCTCTTCATCGGTCATGTTCTCGATGTCAGGGACCGCGGCGCCTACGTCAGCAGAGCCTTCTCCGTCGGTTGCCACCGGTTGGTGGGCCTTCTTCGCGGCAGCAGCCTTCTTCTTGTCGACCTTCTTCTTGCCGGTCGGCTTCGGCTTACCATCATCGGCCGGCGCGTCTTCTTCCGGCATGAGGTCGTACATCTGCACAACATCGGCCAAGCCAGCCACGAACGCGTCTGCGCGTGACATTTCGGTCTCGTAGCCGCGCATGAACGTCAGCACCTTGTTCAGAAGCGGCTGGCTGTAGTCCTCATGGTCAGGATTGAAGACGTCGAACATCGCCTCGGCTTCGCGCGACAGAGCGACAAGCTCCTGCGTCTCAGCGTCGGTCGAGAGCTCGGTTTTCGTCTCGGTCTTGGCATCGGTGCGCCATTTTGCCTCTTTCGCCGCGTCAATCTCTTCACGCTTGGAGAGTGCACCCTCGGTATCACCGTCGAGCAGCAGGTCCATATACTCCTTCTCGTTCGCACGGAAGTCATACTGGTCCTCCTCGGCCTGCTCTTCAGCCGTTTCTTTGGCTTTCAGGGCGGCGAGCTCTGCTTCGGCCGCTTTACGGCGCTCGTTTACTTCGTCGAATCGATGTTTTGGGATTCCCTTCGCCGCAGGTTTGCTATCTGCTTCGTCCTCATCCTCACTATCGTCATCGGCGTCTGCCTCGTCGGCTTCTTCGGCGTCTTCTTCGTCTTCGGCGGACTCAGCAGCATCATCTGCGCTGTCGTCAGCTTCGGAGTCATCCTCAGAATCATCCTCAGAATCGTCTCCATCAGAATCCTCCTTATCCCCGTCATCGTCGTCATCCAGTGACGCCGCCGGGGCTGGGTTATCGGGGTTAATCACTGAGCCATCGTCTTCGCCGGAGGCGTCGTACGCGTCAATGTCGTCGTCGTCGCCGCCAAAGTAGGCCAGCTGTTCGAGGCGTCGCGCCTCTGGGTCTTCAATCTCGAGAGCGAGTGAAGCATCCGGAGCCAGATCCGGATCGTCTTTTCTACCTGTCATTGTGTTACTCCGTTTTACGCCTTCTTGGGCGAACTCTTATCGCTGTCTTTCGGCTTCTGCGCCACGGCCTTGCGGTCTTCCGCTTTCGAGCGCAAATCCATGAGCGACTTCTGGAGTCCGGCCATCCGGTTCATGCCGGCGACGTTCCTCTGAGTCATGGACTCGTTCTGCGAAATGGTCTTCATTGTAGCCTCTTTTCCGGCTGCAATGCGAATTCTTGTCTGCAAATCGTCCTGGTTCTGCTTGTAGTTGATACCAGCCTTCTCCATTTCGACCCGCGCCTCGGTGCCAATCCTGAGTTTCTCGACTTCCGGCTTCTGCTGAGCCTCGCCAGCCTGTGCCTGCAGTTTCATGGCATTGGCCTTGCGTTCGATCGCTTGCGCTTCCTCGTTCATGACCTGCGCGTTCAGTAGGCGCATTTCCAGCTCCTGCAGCTGCTGCTGGCGCTGCATCTCTTCCGGCGACGGGGCAGCGAGGCCCTGAATCTGCTTGACGGTCTCCACAACGTCCGCCTTGTCGGGCAGCTGGGAGTTCTCGATGAGCACGTGATCCGGGATCTGAACGCCATTCTCGCGCATCTGCATGAGCTGGTCGAACAGCCCCTCGTCGTACGTCTCTCGTCGGGGGATAGTACTAATAACGACACTATACTCGCCGAGGGTCATATCGTTTCTGATCGACTCCACAGCCTCTTGCGTCTCGGGGTCGACCTGCATGACCGGCTGGTTAATCTCCAGCTCGTTCTGCTCGACGTCGCCATCCTCGTTCTTACTGAACACTTGGATGAGCCGGGTCTCGGTGTAATAGTTCTGCACCATTTCCAGCATGATCTCGGCGCGCAGCTCGCGCGTCTGGGCGAGGTTATCAAATATGATCTCCTGCTGAACCATGCCGCCTTGCCGGCGTGCGTCCAGTGCCTTCGAGGAGTCTGAGCGCTGTGTGCCCAGCTGTGCCTCGTTGACGCCTGAGATTTCGCGGAAGAAGACGCCTGCCTTCGATCCAATCTCGGCCAAGCCACTTGGTATCTGATTCGGTTGGATCTTCTGGGGCATTTCTGCGCCCTGTGTAACTTCGAGCACGAGTCCCGTCTTGGAACCCTGAGTCGTCAAGTCATCACGATCCATGTTAACCAGTGACCCAGTTTGGAAGATCCAGCCGGAGTTGGCAGTCGTGTTGACGACGTGCAGTTCCTGCGAAGTGACTTTGTTGAGCATGTCCTGCGGATCGACCAGATTACGCACCAAGCCAAACGGCCGGCCGCGTCGAAAGTAGGGAAAGAACGGAACCAGCGCGATCTTGGAGAACATGCTCCATCCGTCGTGCAGGATCGTTTTGTCTGCTGTGACTGTGACTCGCACGCGGCGCTCGGGCTTCCAGATGATCTGGAGGTCGTTCTGCTTCGCGAAGGCCACGCTGCGCTCTTTCTCCCATCCTTCTGGAACCGGGCGCATGTCCCCCGTTGGGGTATCTACGAAATATGCGGTGCGCGCGAGTTTGCGATACTGGCGCTCAATGACGCGGATGCGCTTCACGCGCTTCACTTCGTCGTGTTCGGGTACGAAGAACTGTTCTGTGACCTGATGGTCGCCGCCGAACGTCGGCGCTTCCCATTCGATCGAATCATGGCCGTACGTGCCGTTTGCTGCCGCGAGTTCAATCTGGTCGCGGAACTCCATGCCGTACAGTGCGCCGATTTGGTCTGGTGTCATCCAGCGGCTGATAAAGACCTCGTTCCATGTGGACGGGTCGTATTCGCTGGCGCCCGGGTCGAGGATAACGTCAGTCGGGTCCAGTACGAGCTCACGGATCTCACCTTCAGCGTTGTCGCTGAAGTCCATGTAGTAGTAGAAATATCCGCGATCCTGGATCAGGCCATCCATGAAGACGGTCTTCTCTTTCTGCTCGGACTTGTTGTTCGTCGCAATCTGCTTGAATAGGAATCGCAGTGAGCTCGCGGCTTCCTGATTCGCTCCCTTGCCCATTGGCACGAAGCTGATGTCCTGACGAGACTTGATGTACTCGCCAACGACAGCGTTGACTGTCGACAGCACGAGGTTCACCGAGTAATACGGTCGTCCTTGTGCGTCGAGGGTTTGTTTGGTTTCGTCTTCCCACTGGTCACCGTAGTAGTAGTTGTCGAAGTTGCGAGCTTCCTCGACCCACTCTAGGTGGCCGGCGTCGCGTGCACGTGTGTACGCTTGCCACTGGTTTTCAACGATGTCGAGTTCTTCTACTGAGAGAGGACTGTTCTCAACAACTGGTTCCGCGTCGCCGCCGAAGGGATTTTGTTTTGCCATATCTTACGCCGCCATGTGGGGTTTCTTGCTGGGGCCGGAGCTACCGACGTATCCCGCAAGTTTTTCGCGCCAAGACTTTGTACGCTTCTCGGGTTTCGGAGCTCCCTCACCCACGTACGCAATATCAGCAACCATCTTGCCAATCCATGCAGCGGCGTCCACACGGTCGTCTTTTACACCGGCTGGGAATCGAAGAAGCTCGTTCATAGCTTCGTCTACCCACAGGGCTCCTTCTGGCCACCAGACTTGCCCGAGAGACATTAAGCCCTGGATAGTCCTCGCACGCAATTCCTTGTCTTGCTTGCCTGGCGGCAATTCTTCAATGTGGAGATCATAAAGACTCTCCTCGCGCTTCCTGCGCTGGATGAACCCGTCTAGTGTAAGCGATATCTGCCCTTTTTCCAAGCCGAACTTGCGCGGTTTCCACAGACGGTGGATCTCGAAGATTTTTTCGACTATTTCGTTTGCGTCCCAGCGGCCCCGATACTCGTCTAGGAAGTACACGTTCCCGTCGTGGTCTTTCCCGACGACGTAGAACACCGTGTAGTCCGCATGCTCCTTTTTGGAGATTGCGAGGTCGCCGGCGCAGTAGATATCGAGAAAATCGGGTTTGGTTTTCCAGAATTTGAAGTATTTCTTCTGGAAATACGCGCCTTCCTCGACCTGCGGGTTCTGCTGGTACAGCGCGGACCAATCTCGCGGCGCCAGCGTTCGTTTTATCTTCCGGAGCGCCTTTTCGTCATACCTCTCCGGATGGAGCGCCTCGCCTGCCGCACGGTATTTTTCATCGCGCACAGCCAAGGCTGGAAAATCAACCGTACGCCACCGATCCGCGTCTTCGGGCCACTCAAGACCCTCTGAGGCGAGCATTTCCTTCTCTGCCTCGCGCATTTCTGACAATAGATGTCCAGCCAGATCATCGTCGTGCCATCGGGTCTGAATGACGACGATACCCGCACCAGGTGCGAGTCGGGTGTATGCTGTAGAAGAGTACCAAGATTTGGCGGTCTCGCGGATGGTTGGAGATTCTGCTTCGTCGCGGTTTTTAACAGGGTCGTCAATGAGGAATATGTGAGCGCCTCGCCCCGTAATTGGGCCTCCGACACCAGCAGCCAGTATCCCTCCTCCAGTTCTCCGTTCTTTGTCGTAGTCATATAGGCTCCAGCGCTCCACCGCTTCGTTCTTCTTAGTAACGCCAAGATTACCAAAGAGATGGTGATAGTCCTCCGACTTTACTAGCTCTTGGATTTTACGCGAAAAGTCCATCTGCAGCGACTGCGCATACGACGTGTTGATGAACTCGTGGTTCGGATAATTGCCCAGATGCCATGCAGGCCAGTACTGCGACGCCAACATGCTCTTGCCGTGCCGAGGCGGCATGGTGATCATCAACCGCGGTGACTCTCCACGGGCGACCTGCTCCGAAAAGTGCATCAGCTCGGATGCGATCACCTTGTGGACCCACCCGGCGTGGTATTCGGGCTCGTAACGCATCACGAACGGCAACAGGTGCCGGCGTGCGAGCTCGCGCTTCGCCAATTCTTGGCGGACTTTCTCTTTTCTGGTCAGTTCTCGCGTCTTGACCGCTTTTTTGGCCGCTTTTTTTGAAGCCCGGCTTGCTTTTGCCTTCTTTTTGGCCTTCTTTTTGGCCGCTTTTTTCTGTTGCGTGGCACGCAACAGCGCCTCGCCCTCGGCGGCGGCACAATCGTCGCATGTAGCCTCTGGGGTACACTTTGGGCACCCAGACGTACCTTCAGGTGAGTCGTTTTTGGCCATCGTCATCCGTGACATCTGTAAATTCGCCCTCCAGCACAAAATCTTCCATGCCGGCGAGCTCCAATAAGTCCTTCGTTTCCATCCGTTCCAGTGAGACAGTCCCTTCGTGGGTATGTTTCACATCGACCTGCTTCGGCGCCGCGATTCCATGCAAATTGATCATTTCCTTGACCGCTTGGATCTGCTCGCCGGCGGTGGCCGCGTTCTGGTAGGCGTTCATAAGCATATCATGCGCCTCTTTCCGCGAGAAACCGACCTCTTCGGCGATATCGTTCATCGCCATCACGATTGCTTTCTGAATGTGTTCTTTTTTCTCGAGCTCATTACCGCGCGTTTTCGGGTGCGCGTAACCAGCCGCGGCTGCAGAGGCCACTTGCGTGAGCCCCGCTAGCCTACTTTCGACGTATATCCTTTCTTTAGGGTTGAGCTTAAGTAAGGATGCGGCTAGGTTCTGGCTCACGCGAAGCCTCCATCTGTTTTTCAAGGTCCGACAGCTCGCCCAACCGCATCATGAGCTCAGCCATGATCACAGAAGCCGCTTCGTGCTCTCCCCTGATGAAAATGGCCAGCCGTGTGTCGTCTGGGGTCTGCTGATACGTTACCGGAACGACCTGCACGCCAGCTTCGGCGCCCTCGAAAAACTCGAATGTGTCTCGTACGGTGGCTTCGGGTGTCAATTTTTCCATTAGTGCTGCTCCTGTTTGCCCATTAGACTTTGCATGGGTCTTATTTCTGATACGCACGCGTGCAGGTTGAAAACCTGGCCACCATACGTCACTTTTTGCTCGATGTGTACTTCACTCCCCGAGACCAGTCCCAGAAAACTAACCTGAATGTACTCGGCTAGCGTGATCGTAGTCAGATCAAGCGTGCCATTCTCGAGGCCGAGAAGAATCTCCTCGGTCCTAGATAGGGATATCGAATCGCTTGAGTATTCTGTGCAGTTCGGCTTGGACGTCATCGTGTGAGTAGTACTCCTGTTGGATGATTGTATGTCGTCGGTGGCAGTTTGCGCAAATGACACGGCATTTGCGAATCTCCTCCCGAAGTTTTTCGGCTCCCCAACTGTAACCGTCGGCGAAGAGCTTGGCGATGTCATATAGCTTTTCGCGTGGCTCAATATGATCGAACTCCAGAACTCGTGGATCCCTTTCTCCACAGCATGAACAACCTTTTGCAGCCAGATATTCAAGCGCTTTGATGCGCGTAGCACGGCGCGCCCTCCTCTTGTACTGCGCTGCAGTTGCTCTTTTCTGTTCTGGAGAAGGGTTTTTAGCACGGGGTTTTCGAACTCGTAGGGGTTTGAAGTTCGGGTCGATCTCGACTGCGCTTGGGGCCTTGCTGCACTCTTTGCACTTCGACTTGTATCGCTTCGGGTCGGCGGCACGTTTCTTCCTCCAGTTGCCTGCGAGCGCGAAGTCGGCGAGACGCTTGGTCTCACCGCACTCCGTGCACGCCTTGTAGTTGTGGAACTTATCATTCGCGGCTTGCCGCGGCCCGGGGCGTTTAGGCCCTGTCGTAGACCCAGTCATCAGGGGCTATGCTTTCTGCGCCTTGTTGTACGTCAGGTCCATCGTCTTCGACTTTATCTGCGCGGCCGGCGCGTACTCCCGCCACATTTCCATGAACATGTCCATCGGGTGCAGGTCCGCCGAGCATGCAAAGTACGCTGTGCCGTGGTATCCGGGCATCTGCATCTTCACGATGCGGTAGATGAAGTCCCCCTCACCCTTGATATGATCCCCGACCGATTCCGGAATCAACCGAACCC